CCTTATCGGCGGGTATGTTCAATGTAAAATACCAGATCTTCCTTAATGATTTATACTACTACGGCGCAATAGATTTATTGAACTATAGTCAAACAAAATCATACTTGGAGACTATCGATTATCTACTTAATCCAGATGTTCAAGTAAGATTTAACAAAAAGAATAGTAGATTATACTTGGATATAAATCTCAAAGAACTAACAGCTGATCATTATCTAATAATAGATTGTTTCAGAGTTGCAGATCCAGAAAGTGATACCGCAGTATATAATGACTTCTGGCTTAAACAGTATACCACATCATTAATAAAACGACAATGGGGACAAAACCTCATTAAATTCACAGGTGTTAAACTTCCTGGCGGATTGGAATTGAATGGTCGTCAGATATATGATGATGCAGTTCTGGAACTAGAGAAGCATGAGAAGTCTCTAATGGAAGAATATGCAATGCCACCTCTAGATATGGTAGGGTAAATGCCTTTATCTCCTTTCTTTTTAAATGGATCTCCAAGTGAACAAAGACTAGTTCAAGACTTGGTTAACGAACACTTAACATTGTTTGGGCAGGATATTTTGTATTTGCCCAGAAGGATTGTTAATGAGAATACAGTAATAAGAGAGATTACTGCATCTAAGTTTGACGATAGTTTTAGATTGGAAGCATACTTAGTAAACACAGATGGTTTTGGAACACCCTCAGATGTACTAACAAAGTTTGGTGTTTCCGCACAAGATGAAATAACTTTAGTTGTTTCTAAAGAAAGGTATGATGATTTCATCTCTCCATTTGTAAAGTTATTCCCAGAAGGTGATAGGAAGAATGCCAATACACCTAATGAGGGCGACTTAATCTATTTGCCTTTAGATAATACACTATTTGAGATTAAGTATATCGAAAGAAAGGTTCCTTTCTATCAGGTAAATGAATTATTCATGTATGAATTTAGATGTGAAATCTACCAGCCTGAGGATGAGGTTATTGATCTACCAGATGGATTAACCGATGTTAATGGTGAAGATATAGATGAACAAATGATAACCGCAGGTCAGGTTATTACTTTGATAATGGAAAATGAAAAGACTCAAAACGCAGAGGCAACAGTATCTCTTGCGTCTACTATTACTGGAGTTAAGTCTGTTCAGTACATTAAACTATTTGATGATGGAAATTACTTAGGTACACCTACTGTTACTGTCCATAAACCAAGTGGAGGTAATGGGGCAAGTGGTACAGCTACTATTGCAGAAGGTGGTATTAGTAGTGTAAGTATAACAAATAGTGGATCTAATTATCTAAAAGTTCCTACTGTAAGTTTCTCTCCGCCAAATAAAGTCACATCATCTCAAATAAAATTCGGAAATAATTCACTATATCATAGTTCTATTACTGATGTAGATGGTGCTAATTTCCACTTTACTACTAATGTAGACTCTAGGGATAGTGGTGACGGTAGATTATCATTAAGTTTCTGGTTATATCCTACTAAGTTTGATCCAGCAATTAATGGCGGAACAGTCATGTGGACTGATAGATTTAAGATATACTATAGAGAAACAGGTAATATTATCTTTGCTTCTGGTTCTGGTTCAATAGAGAATACAACTCAATTGACTCTAAATTCATGGAACTTTATTAGGGTTGAACAATATGGTAGTGATGCAACTATATCTGTTAATGGAACTGCAAGTAATACTTTAGGTACAGCAAACCCAATTATGTTCTTTGCTGGTGATAACTTGAAGTTGGGTGCAGATACCGCTGGAGCTGGATTAATTCCAACTCAAACTGCATCATATGAAGGTTACTTAGATCATATAACTCTTAACTTAACTGGTGATAATGCATTAAGAGGCAGTGTTTCTTCACAAGTTCCAAGTACAACTACATCACAAGAAACTGACGTACAGACATCAACTACTGCAGCATTTATCCGTAAGTTGGATAATGAATATCCTATTGTTAATGCTTCAATTGATGCTAATAGGGTAGTTACTGCATTGACTATTGCAGATGAAGGATGGGGATATACCTCAATTCCTATCATGACTATTGCACCACCTGTTGTTGGATCACAGGCAACAGCTGTTGCAATTATGACAAGTAGAAGTGGTCTTCAGAATCAGGCAGTCGATAAGATTCTATTGACTAATCCAGGCACAGGATACACTACACCTCCACAGGTTGTATTTACTGGTGGTTCTCCAGTAAATAATGGTGTTGCAATCGCAACTGCTATAATATCCGAAGCAGTACTTGGCCCAGTTGCAATTACTACTGGTGGTCAGGGATATAACTTTACTCCTACAGTTGGTATTACTTCTGTATGGATTCAACAGTCTAATGAAACTGCTGAGTTACTATGGAACGCACAGGCAGACGCAGTTGTAAGTAGTTCTGGTACTATAACTCAGATTAGATATAGTAATGCTGGTGCTGGATATACATCTACTCCCGCTATTGTTGCAATATCTTCTGTTACATCCAATTCCTTTGGAGAGTTTGAGTTAGAAGAATCTATTAGAGGAGTCTCTACTGGTACTAGTGCATACGTTGCTGCATGGGATACTGAAAATCAGATACTTAAGGTGACCATTCCAACTGGTGATTTCGCTGTTGGTGAAGTCATTGTTGGTGCTGGTGCGAGTTATAGAATTGCAGAGATCGAAAGTTCAGTAGATGGTGATAGAGACTACGCACAGAATGAGACTATTGAATTTGAAGCAGATCAAATTATAGATTTCTCAGAAAGGAACCCATTTGGGGAATTCTAAATACAATTATAAAGTGGTAATATTATGTTAACCAATCATTTCTATCATGAGATTATCCGCAAGACAATCGTGTCTTTCGGAACCTTGTTTAATAATATTGAGATCCAACATACTGATAAGGCTGGGAAGGTTGTTAGTGTTATAAAGGTTCCAATATCTTATGGCCCACAACAGAAATTCTTAGCAAGAATAACTCAAGGTAGGGATTATAGTGATGGTGTAGGAACTACACTTACATTGCCTAGGATGGCTTTTGAAGTCATGGGTATGAATTATGATTCTACTCGTAAGGTTTCTACAATGCAAACCTTTAAGGCAGTTAATAAGAAAACCAATAAGTTGATTAAAGGGTACATGCCTGTACCATATAACATTAATATGCAACTAAGTATCCTTGCAAAATTAAATGAGGATGCAATACAAATCTTAGAACAGATACTACCATATTTCCAACCAGCATTTAATCTTACTATTGATTTGGTAGATATTATTGGAGAAAAAAGAGATATGCCAATAACTCTGGAAGGAATCCAGATGGAAGATAATTATGAAGATGACTTCCTCACTAGAAGAGCATTGACATATACTTTGAACTTTACTTGTAAGACATATCTATTCGGGCCTATTGCTAATAACAGTGAAGGATTGATCAAGAAAGTACAGGCAGATTACTATACTGATACTTCAAATACTAAGACTGCACCTAGACAGATTAGATATCAGGCTGTCCCTGCTGCTATTAAAGATTATGATCAGGATGATACCGCAAGAACTAATGAGGCATTTGATACTATCAAAACTGAGTTTGATGTTAATAGTGCTGTTCCATTCAGAAAAGGAGATTATATTCAAATAGATGAAGAGAAGATGTTGATTAGTTCTATAACTGGAAATAGATTGAAGGTTAAGAGAGGTCAATATACAAGTACAATAAAACCACATGATATAAATGTTCCAATTAATATAATTAATGTACAGGATACTGCACAGGTAATTGAAGGTGATGACTTTGGATTTGGCGAAACATATACTGAATACTCTGATGGATCAGTTTATAGTGTAGCTCAAGGAACCGACTCTGACTTATGAAGAACGAATTTAATAAGATAGATGATGCTTTAGAACTGTCTCCTACGGAGATTATGAAGGAACCTGAAAAGAAACCTACTAGAACAAGCATCAAGAAATCTAAAGGCGACTCACCAGAGATCCAAAAAGACTATGAATATAGTAGAGCTCAGTTATATTCTTTGGTTGAGAAAGGTCAGGAAGCTGTTGATGGTATTCTTGAAGTGGCACAGGAATCTGAATCTGCAAGGGCATATGAAGTTGCTGGTCAATTAATCAAGTCTACTGCTGACATTGCAGATAAACTAATGGATCTTCAGAAGAAGGTCAAAGATATTGAGGAGGTTGATACTAAACAAACCACTCAAGTAACTAATAACTCATTGTTTGTAGGAAGCACCGCTGAATTACAGAAGATGCTTAAACAGACCATGAAGGACAATAAATAAATACGGAGACCTGCGTTCTGCTATGAAATCTTATAGACATTTAAGAGAAGAGAATTGGAAGAGGTTAAACCAGTATGGTGCAACTTATTCTATAACTTTTATTTTTAGAGGACAGACTAAGTTCATTCAGATGTTCTTCCCTCAAAGAGGACGCCCTCTTAAGAGAGATGTTCAATCTGAATTGGAAAAAGTATATCCAGGCGGTAAGGTAATATATTTCTGTCCTTCTGAAAAAGATCCAACTAAACCATTACTTGTAATTAATCCCTGATGCCTAAAGAAGCTGATCATGTATATCTTGGTAACCCGAATCTAAAAAAGGCAAACGTTGCTCAGAACTTTACTAAAAAACAAATTGCTGAGTATCTTAAGTGTAAAGACGATCCCGTATATTTTACCGAGAAATTCATAAGAATTATCAACTTGGATGAAGGTCTTGTACCTTTTGACATGTATCCATTCCAGAGGAAATTGATTCATAATTTCCATTCTGGTAGATTTAATATCTGTAAGATGCCTCGACAGTCAGGTAAATCAACGACTGTGGTATCTTATCTTTTGCATTATGCATTGTTCAATGACAGTGTAACTATAGGTATTCTTGCAAACAAAGCTGCAACCGCTAGGGATCTACTAGGTAGATTGCAGATTGCATATGAGGCATTACCTAAGTGGATGCAACAAGGTATTATTGCATGGAACAAAGGTTCTATGGAATTGGAGAATAAGTCTAAGATTGTTGCTGCATCTACCTCTGCATCTGCTGTTCGAGGTATGTCATTTAACATTATATTCTTAGACGAATTTGCGTTCATTCCCAACCATATTGCAGATGATTTCTTTAGTAGTGTATATCCTACTATTAGTTCTGGTAAGTCTACTA